TAAAATCTCCTTATCAAAATTAAGTACTACCAACATGAACAATCTTAGCCTGACCAGCATTAGCAGCTGTCCAGATTGCTCCCATACCAAGAACGCCATACCAAGCAACGCCCTTGTCACGACCATAATCACCAGCAATCTTAGCTCTAAGTTCAGGTTCTTGAACGGTTGCAATAGCTATTGCATCCTGTCCAAAGACAACACCTTCACCAAGAACATTAGATGTACCTACTTTGCCGAGACCTAAAGTTCCGGCATTGTTACCATGATTCGTGTCAATAACTCTAATGTTTTCTATCTGACCTACTTCGCCATTTTCCTTAGCAGCTGGACCGACATACTTATGCCATTCCACCCAATCGGAATCCCTCATTAAACCACGAACTGCGAGATGCCTGAATATACCAACATACTTGTCACCCTCTAAAGGCGGTGTTAAGTAAGTATCATAGAGCAAGTCATAAATCTGCTCCATGTGATACATATTCATGTTATTAGTAGCTGCGGAGGTAAACGAAGAGCCAGTTGTGGTATCAGCAGATGTAATACCTGTTGGGGTATATTTTACCTGTGTAGTCTTGAAAGCTGCAGAAGCAACTGTGTCAAGGCTTAAGGTCATCTGCTCTCTAAGTCTCGCTTGTACGCTGTTCTCAATGTCAACAACCGATAAATCTTCAGCCAAAGATGTGAAAGGTACAGAACGACCATACTCACTAACAGTGATGCTAGTGGTTGTGATTGCATATGTATCTTCACTAATCTTTGTGCCTTCAGTTAATGCCGCACTTGTTGGCTCTGATATTGCAGCTATTCTAGTAAGAGTTACAGTTTCACCCTTCTTCTTACCGAATCCATCTACAGGTTTTGCGAAAGGCATGAACTTAGTATTAGCTACAGCCGTTTCGTAAATCTTAGATGACATAGCGTGACTCTTAAATACGCCTGAAGGGGAATCAAATCCCCATGTGTACTGAGCCATGTTAAAAATCCTCCATTACTTATTGTCTATAAGAGCTTGATGTTTCTTTGCCCTGTTCTTCTTGAGTATCTGTGTTGTTGTTAGGCGTTCAAACCCTTCCTCTTTTTTGCCTATACTTCCATATGCACTTCTGTTGCCAGCTCCTTCGGAATAATTGTTGTTATCACCAGCACCATTGTTACCAAAATTCTTAGCTATACCAAGATAGTAGGCTCTTGTGTCATCAGCCATTCTAGCCCTAGTTGCTGCGTTATCTGGTAAATGTTGATACTTTGCTAACTCACTCATTATCCTACTCTGAACATCTGCTCGGATATCACTACGCCCTAAATCACGGTGCTCACGATAGAAGTTATCCCAGAACCTAGCACCAGACTCCCTTTGGGTTTGGTCTTGGCTATATTCTTGTCTTAGTTCCTGTCGCATCTCGTTCTTTAGATGGGCAATAGCCGCATTGGCATCCTCATAGATGGCGGTCTCATAGTCGTATCCAGCAGGTTTGTCATCAGATGTAATTTGTCTAGCAATACCCTGACTAACTGAATCCCTTTGGTACTTCCTAAGCTCGCCTAGCTCTTCCGAAGTCTCTCCCAGTTTCCTGTCCATGCCCTGCCTTTCGGCATTAATGGCTTCAGCTACTGCAGCTGGGACTTCGTACTCTTGTCCTGACATTACAATTCTGACTCCTGAGTCATCAGGTAACTCTTCTTGTTCACCAGTATCAACAACGATATCTTCTATCGGCTCATCAACTGGCTCATTCTCTTCTTCCATTTTACTGTTCCTTTCGGTCTTGGCAAAATTATAAAATTAATACTTCTTCCCTCGCCAATCTTTTACGAAGGTAACCTTTCCAGCTTCATACTTAACTTCAAAGCCACCAAAGGATTTATCTTTTGCAAACTCATCCATGATTATAACAATATCTTCTCTCGGTATAATATTGTCACTATGCTTACTATAGTTTTTCTCAACCAATGTCATTCACCGTACTCCTTAACTCTGCGATAGAAGCTATTACAGCAAAGGCTTCTTGTGCAGTTAAATTATCTCTATACTTAGATACGGCTCTGTTTATTATATGGTCTTGTCGTTTCTTTATTGCTCTCTCAAACTCTCTCTTAAGAGCGTTCCTTTGTGCTTCACCTTGTGCATCAGCCATAAGATACCCCCTTGTGCTGTGCTACAGCACCGGGCAGCACCAGCCCAGAACCTTCTCTGCCCTCCAAAGCTCTTATACTTTTACAAGCGTGAGCCAGTAAGAATATAGTCTCATCTAAGGCATCAGATAAGAAAGCAACTTGTCTGCCCAAGTCTCTAGTAGGCTGCTGGGTTGCATGGTGATGTTGATACCATTGGTTAAACTCTTTAAACTTCTTGTCCATCTCTGCACTCATAAGTCTCCCCTTATAAAGTATTTATAGTAAAAATAATAACTTATAGCAAAAGTAATAATAAAAAAAACGGTCCAATAAAACCCATTATTATCTCCTTTCTCTAATGCCTACCAAGCAAGCCCTTTAATATCACCCCTAGTTCCCTCAGTTGCTTTTTTAGTAGCCCACTCATCAGCCCATTTATTAAAGTTATCCTCGTTAAATCCTATGGTTGCCCCCGGTTCATTTTTGTCGAACCAGTTTAAAGCATCGCCTACGCCTCCAAGATTTCTTATATTATGTGCAGTTGGGGTAAAATGTTCACCTTCCCACTGACCGCCAAGGCTTCCACTAATTTTATCATAAATAGACCCCGTTGAAAATGATGGATGGGTTGGCTTTTTAAACATATCATTGGCGTGTCCTGATACCGGGTCAAACAATATATTCTTTTCTTCTTGCGTTGTAGCATTATTAAGTGCCTTCCAATAGCCCTGTACATCATAAGACCTTTTTTGGTCTTCCAAATCCCATGTGGCTTTTATACCCCTTTTTTTTAAATCAGTTTCCCATCGCACTTTCTCCTTCTTTGCCCATGCTTTAAACTCCTTCATTTCTTTTTTGGTCAAAGGTGTGTCATAACTCTCACGCCACGATTTATCTGATATTCGTTTACCATGACCATATTTACGATTTGATGACAACTTGGGCTTAGCTCTATTAACAAGAGCCTGATAAGGATTATATTCTGCCATATTTTCTTCCTTTAATATTCTGATGTAGTCAATACCTGATGAAGTGCACTTGCTATCTGGTCAACCATCTGCTCATTATAGGTTTCCTTTGAATAATGCAATTCATGAAACACCATATGTATAACCTCGTGAAGATAACACTGTTCCATTCTGGTAACGGGTCTTTTCAATGCCTTATTACATTGAATTATAATACGGTTCTTATTAAACTGTGCTATCCCCTGACCGTCTTCCCTGTCTTCATAATCAGGTTCAGTTTTAACTTCAACAGTATGTCCAAACAATTTAAACCGTTTAGGTATTTTCATAACCTTTTAACCTGCTGCTGGTTGTGGGACTTGCTCCTGTGGAAACTTATTCCTTGAAATCTCAGATGCATCCTCCCCTGTCTTCTTATCTCCAAATGTATTCTGTAAGGCTTCAGGGCTTACACCGTCTTCGCCTTCCTGTAATTCTATATTAGCCGGATTAATGTCAAGACCCTGTAGTATCTGGTCTAGTATCTTATTCGGACTAAACTTCTTTGCGAATGTCTCAGCAAGAATAGGGTTCTTAAAGATAGTATCAACTGCAAGCATGAGCTTCTGGAAGTTCCTACCTTTAGTTATGATACCACTTATACCTTCTACCTTGAAGTTAGTTCTTATTCCAAACTCTATATATCTTTCTTGTGCCGACATCGTTGATAATACTAGAGCTGCCCTAGCTCCGATTACACTTTCAAGAGTAGCAAAACCCTCTCTGAATTGTAATATCTCAAGCCATGACAGCCTTATTACTTTAACTAATGCTTTCTCTACTTCCCTAGCAAAGCTATCAAGTTGTTCACTTGAAGACTGTTGTTTTTCAATAACCTCAGTAGCCTTGACCTGTCGTGGAGGTAATAGACCTGCCCTGATATCATTAAAGATACTGGACATATCAAAGTCTCTCATTATCAGGTTCATTACATTCAATGCATCCTGTGGAACTTTACCTGTCTCTACAACGTGCATAGTCTTCTCATTGACAGGAGTATCTTCCTTAATTAGCAAAGTAGTGCCCGGAGGGATTCCTCCAGAAGCCTGATTAGGATTCTTGAGGTTATCATCTTTTAACACCTTTACATTCTGGGCTGCCGCAGTACCGCCATCCATTATCAAGTTCTGAAGTTCATTGATAAAGAGGTTTAACTTTACTGGGTCATCATATAGAGCCTTATGCCATACTGACTTAGGAACTCTAACTATAGGAGAGGTTACGATTGGTGATTTCTTGTGGAGCTTTGGATTGGGGATGGGCTTCCTAATAAGTACTCTTTCGTTTGCTATTGTGCATACAATATTTTCCTCTAGGACATTGCCCTCCATATCAAGGATAGTACCCCAAACCTCATGCAATGTTATTTCTTTTCTAAAACTCTTAGTATTAGCATCTTGATTCCTCTGCTTCTCTTCATGCCATTTCTTTTCAGAGTCTATCATACTGCTAACAAGTTTCTCAACTTCTTTCTTATCATAGATACCATCTTCTGCAAGCTGTTTGACTTCATGCAGGTCACGAACAACCTCATGTATCTCGTACAAACCACGACCTGTTGGGTCAGGGAAGTAGAACTCAGGTTTATCAACATCTATTAATAGATTAAATTGACCTTCCCTAGTCTCACTCCTAACCTTAAATATCATAAGACTTGATAACAAACCTATCTTAACAGCATCAGCTATCTTTGTTACAAAGTCTGTTTCATCGGAATCAAGGTGGAACTTTAACAATTCACGAGCCTGATGATTAGTCATAAGGTCTTGGTTCTCTAAATCTACAGCAAAGTAATCACCTAGTCCCGTCAGAGCCTTCTTTATAAATGCAGTAACAGCTTCTACTCCCATACTTGTCTTCGGAGAGAACTGTTTGCTTTGCGTATTAGTCTTATGCGAGAAGTCCTGTCTGCTGTGATAAGCCTCCCAATTTCGCCTATTTAACTTATCTCTGGTAATCCTTGAGTCTTCGGATTCCTTCTTATACATCTTTATTGTCTGTATTATCTTACTATCCTTATCAGCCATTCTTACATATACTCCTCTGGGGTTGGAAGGTTATCTTCCTTTTTAATCTCTTGGTCATCCTCACTACAATATGAAGGCACTGGCATACTGTCTATAAATGCCTGTTGCCTGTCTATCTCTATCATACACCAAGCACATATACCAATGTCCTCGTGTCCTTTAAGTAATTCTCCGCCACAATGTGAACATTCTTTCATATCTAATTAAACGCATAAGCCGGAACATCCGGAAGTTTAAACCGTTCTCTGGGTCTCATCGCCATTACCTTTCTAGGTGGAGCTTCTTTCCATATCCAGTATCCTATTGCATCTGATACATGAGTACGCCTAAAGTAAGGGTCTTTCTTATTATGCGTCTTCTTTATTCCTTGTTTATTATCTGACAAGACCTCTTCAAAGTCTTGCATTAACTCTGGGCAATGATTGGTCATGGCTAGATTAGCCACACCACTTGGGTCTCTTAGTGCTATATTTACTGCATTAATCCTGTCAGGCACATTAGGATTCTTCTCTGGCAGTCTTAACCTTACTGGTACTGGATAGTTAGACATAGCCTTCATTATCAAAGAATAGCTGCTATGCCTAGTTTGGTGGTCTCTTCGCTTCCCAGTTGCATCACCAAAGACATGAATCTCTGCACCATGCGTAGGATAGTGGTCTCTAAATAAGTCCACCATCTCAAAGACATTTCCCTCTTCAAGAATCAGCTCCTTAAATATATTAAACTTATTACCAATCTTCTGACCTACCAAGCTGACCATAGGTTCTACATTGAAATCCCATACCCAAGCTAGAGGTCTCCCAGTATGAAAAGGTAGAGAAACCTCAGGAATATGTATGCCCCTATCGAAAGGAGAGTAAACCCTAGCACCACCAATACCGGGTAAAAGCTCCCCGTCAATCCTGATTCTGTACTGTTGAGTTCCTTCAATATATCTTGCTTTGAGCGTTTCAATATATACCTCGTCTAAATATGGGTTATCATAGATTGAGCCCCTAAAGATTCTAACATGGGGGAGTTGGAACTCTCTTTTGATAATGTGCGGATAGAGCCAAGATATCCCACCAACTGTTCCTTCTGGCGGTAAGATAGTGCAAGTCCCAAAGATTCGTAGCTTTTTTCCAGCCCCGACTCTGATACCTCCTTCGTCATAAACTGCTTTGTCTGGTGGTTCGTCATAATGTATCCAATCCTTTTCTGCTCCGGGGAACTTCCTTCCCTTAGACTCACAACTTTTAAATCCTATAAAAGAACCATTCTTTAACTTTAATATCTTGTCTTTCTTTCGCCATTCAAGTATCTCGCTATTCGGTATAAGAGGAGCGACAGCTTGGTCTTTAGGAACAAAGCCATTGTCAAAATAAACTGGTTCAACAATGTCACGAGAAGTATTGTTATCAGGAGAAATGACCCAACCAGTGGTAGCCCTACCAGTCTCTGGGTCACCGAACCGGGCAAAGGTGCTTCCACATACCCCTCCGGCGAGTGTCTTCCCCCATCTATTCGATGTAAATGCCCAGACTTCCGTTTGTTCTCCGTAGAGTACGGCATCTATAAACTCCTTCTGCTTAGGATGAGGTGTCAGGTTCAACAGGGGGTCTGTTGACTTCTCCTCCGCTACATTCTGTGCTACTAATATCGCCTCGTCTAATTTCTTCCTGTATTCCTGTTCGTTCACCTTCTAACATCTCCTTTGTTATACCCAGCTCAGAGAGCTTTTCATCGAGCAGTTTTTGCTTTTGGCTTAAACTAAGCTCACCAAGATTCAGTATAAGGTTATTAGTTGTATTAATAGGTTGCGTACCACCATATTGGGGCAATGTAGTTCTTAGCTTTACTAGGTCATCCACATACCTAGAGGGATATTTCTTATAGTGCTTCTTCATCCCCTCACTATTCTCTTCAGTAAATGGACTAGCCTCTAAAGCCGAGGTCAACATCTTCTCAAATGGTTCTGTATCCCCGGATTTAACCAATAGTCCTGTCCTTGCTATCTCTGTTCCTGTGTTCATCTTTTACCTTTTTTCATGTTTCTTAAACGCTGAGAACTCAACAATCCAACCGGACTCTTCTTCTATTTGTTCTTTCAAATCTTTTAATCTTCGGAATAGGTTAAGAATTTCCAAATCGCCTTGTGCAAGTTCTCTAGCTAATTGTTCATATGACTTCTTTAACTTCATATTATTCTTGGAATAGAAGACTATCTTGCATTGTCTTCTCTTATCCCTGCCTGTACTTGAGCCATCTCCTGCTCTGTCAGCCTCTCAAGCCTAGGATACCTGCCAGCACCCCTACGACTGTTTACCTGAAACCCTAACTCTCTGGCTTTCCTAGCCATCAGGCTTCTTATGTTCATCCAATCCTTGATACTATCTGAATGTATTTCCCAGAACCCACGATTACCTTTAACCATAGGGAGTCCGTACTCGTTATAATACTTCATCAAGGTAGGAGTTGTCTTGATACCCAGTACCTTCTTAATAGCCGTAGCACCTACGATTATCTTGGAACATACCAGCTCCTCCCTGACTATCTGCCTCAGGATAGGCTTGAACTTCTCTATCAATACCAAATCCGGGTCATACTCTACCATTACTTAAACTTCTTATTTGAATACCATTTCTATGGTATATCATGGGATGGAACAAATACCCCATGGGCTAATCATGCTCCCCAATGATAGACCATTCATCCCTGCGAAACGCATCCTCCTTATGTAGTCTTGACATCAAACCAGCCTTCTCAGTAGAACTATTCTTACCAAGTATTTTATCTATAAGCCTAATCTTGTCTTTAGTTTCAGGTGCTGCCTCTGGATATCTATAATGAAGTTCCTCTGCAATCAATAACTTCTTAAAGTTCCCCAGTGTTCTTGCCGGATTCTCACCAAGAACTTCTTTACCAATCGTACCCAACCCACTTGTCTTATCGGGGTCTATTAAATAAGAAGGGTAGTCCGATAGGGTCTTCCCTATCTTCTCAGGATTCATAAACCTATAAAATTTATCTTCAAGACCATTACGAGGGTCTCTTACATATGCACCAAAATTCTTACTGAAGTCCTTATCCTGTATAAACTTTCTAGAAAAGTTCTGCTCGTGAATAGAGATTGGTCTCATAACTCCTAACTGTTTACCAACAGCAGCCATATTCTCACCTATCGTTCTGCCTTCTTCTGTCCATAATAAGAGAACATTATGACCTGCTTCCTTATGATACATCCCCTTAAACCCTTGCTTCTTTAAAAACCTTGGCAGTTTAGCCATGAATACACCGGGCTGAATATTAGGTATTCCCTCAGCTATCTGCTTATTATCAAGGCTTCGCTCTCTCTTCTTTAAGAACCTATAGAAGTCTTCAAGTGTCTTAGTCTTTCTTCTTGGGTCTTGACCAAAATCATTAAACACACGCTCTGTTAAGAAATCCTTTTTTAATCCTGTATATTGAATCCTTGGAAACCTAGTCGCACTTAGAAAGGTATCCATCAATTTAGTGTTGCCTTTGAGGGGCTGGGTCATGTCAAGCACCTTCAGGTTAGCCTTGGGTACTCCACTATATATAAACCTAGGTACTCCCTGTTCTATATCTCTTACTAAAGCAAAATAAGCAGCGAAACCTATCTCATCAGTCATATACGACCCATCACCACCAAGCCAGCCAGTATCAATCCTGTTTCTATCAATCGCATCTAAGTCAGCCATAGTAGGAGACTTTATTATACCACCCGGAGCACCAACATCATCTATATACTTATTAAGCTGCTGCCCTGTTCCATGATACCATACCCTGTCTCCTATATTATTAATATTAATAGGTTTCCATTGCTTGAAAGCCTCTTCGGTCATCTGCCCTTCGGTTAATATCCGCATCGGCTCTCCCTTTCTCATGAAAGGTATTGTCTTATATTCAAATTCTCGTATTAAAGCAGTGGCTTCATCTGCTATCTTACCAATGTTACCCTTGATAGTAGCCATCAAGCCCGGTATTGCCTTGTCACCTACCAGATTACTTACCCGTAATATCTGACTTAACATATCAGCCGCAAGCTTAACAGGCTCCCTGAACATCTGACCTGCAAGATAAGCACCCGGCTGCCTTATCTGCTCTTCCTGTATCCTCTCAGGCGTGACATCAGGGTACTTCTGCTCTATTACCTCCCCTATCCTACTCTGAGGCGTGTTAAACACCCCACCTAACAGGTCTGGCTGGTGTACTACTGGTGTAACAGGCTCTTTTCTTGGTGGTAACTGCTCATTAAACAGGAACTCACCTACTTTAGTATGAACATCCGCCTCTTCCTGTAATCCTATACCTAACTTGTCCTCAATCTTCTGGTATGTGGGACTCTTCTTTAATATCGCCATATCATGTCATCCTTTTCAGGACAAAGTTCCTCAATTCGTCTAACATCTCACGGTATATCACAGTAAATGGGTCTAACATATCCTCCTTATTCACACTAAACAGCAACCAGACCTC